CGAGAGTATCAAGAAAGGAGAAGTAGACGAACAAGAACTAGAAAAGCTACAGAACTTTGTGCAGTTTGCACTTGCATTGATGCAGTTATGTGGGCCACAAAAATGGGCGCAAGCAAAACTAAATGCAGAACTAATGAACTATTTTAGAAAGGATAACAATGTCTGATCCTGATTATTGGGTAATGTGTTTTTGCATAGTGGCGGCTTGTATTGTTGGAATTATGTTAAAGAATGGAGTAATTTAATGTTATCTAAAGAACACGCATTTTTATTAATGGCTGCATCTGACTCTAAAAAGACGGAAATTATAGATAGGGCAATAGCTAAAGTAAAAAAACTATCGCCGGAAAACTTTTTAACTGAGGAGGAAATGCAGAATCGGGTATTTGTTTATATGCCGTATGGGAACAATTGGTCTGGGTCTTATCGGACGGCTGAGAAAGTCCCATCATTTATTTTGACCCTCGGAAAATAATTTAAAAATATTTGCGATAGGGGGTTGACACCCCCTAACCGTTTAAGTTAAAGTTACATCACTGACACATTGGTCAGGTTAGCGAAACGAAAGAAATAAATGAAACCAGTACAGATCGAATACACACTAGACATTTCGGCTTTAGAAGAGCCAATCGAGGTAATTCTTAGCGTGAACTATTTTTATGAGACTAAAGCTAACCGCCGCAGTTGGGACAGCGATTGGGATTACAACGGGTATTGCGAAGTGGATTACGACATTATTGTCGATGGCAAGGTATCAAACGAGCTGTGGGACAAGCTTTTACCAGCAGAAGATGAAGATATCAAAATTAAAATTTATGAGGAGATGACTGAAGAATGAGCCCTTACTATAAAGCTTATACGGATGGCGCAAAAGCCGCTTTGGTCGCAATGGAAGCGGTTCTGCATGACAAGACTAGCCCTCAAATGATGCGCCAAATGATAGACAAAATTAGGCAGATAATTTTAGAAGCAGAAGACGTAAAAGAAACCAAAAAAATTGATAGACTGCAATAAGGGGAGCGCCATGTACAAATTTGATGACAGACTAATAAATGTTTCCGAGCATGCTGGTAGCTTTGTGCCAGGTCACCGTTACATTGCATCGAGAGATTTTGACTTTGATGAGCCATACGGCTACGGGGACACGTTTAAAGCAGCGATCAAGGATTTGCTGCTGATAGAGGTGGAACGCGAAGAAGATCGCCGTAATGTGTCTCTATTTGAGTCTCAAGAGGATTTTGAGCGAGCTATAGATGCTGAGGCTGAGACAATGATTAAACGCATCGACGACATGATTGATGCCGGATTAGATTACAAATATTGCAATGAACCTACGGAGGCAGTATGAGCTTTTTTAGCACACTTTTAGAATCCACTGAGCCAGCACTTGGAAAGGCTTTTTTTAGCAATCAGGTTGCGTATTGTGACTATATTGCCCATCACATTCGAGAAGCACTGGTGGGCAACAGAAACGAAATAATTAACTTGGTCGGTAAAGTAGAGCTTGATTTGAATGAGCATGGCCATTTCATGAGCACCACAAAAACTCTTAAAGTGGTTGACAAAAACGGAACAACATATAAGATTACAGTAGAGCAATTGCCATGAGAGCAATACTACTATTGCCCTTAGATTGACGTGCAATGTATGCCACGACTGAAGTGGTTCAACAATTAAGGAGGTGTGCTGTGGATTGGATAGCTAAGCAAATTGAAGCTTCTGAACGCTTATATAAAATAATGCGCGATGACCATAAACAGCGCATTGATGAATATACTAATAGCTATATTTTAAGCGAAAGCTTAGCTAAAAAGCTTGAGGAAAGGGACAAGACTATTGCTGAACTTCGTCAGAAGTTAAAGGCATATGAGCTTGTAGAAAGGCTGTAATTGTTTTAAAATCAACATGTTGGATATCTAGCATCAATTAAATACTTTGCAAAAAGGAAAGATGATGAATGAAAAACCGAGTTTAAAAGCAGACTTTGATTCTGGCGAGGGTGATGTGCTTTTCCCAAAACAATGGCATGTTAACAATGACCTGTTAAAATCCGATATATTAAAAGACTGGGTTAATTTGTTGACTCAAGATTACGATAAAGCGATGGCTGATTGGCGGTCGGAGCTTGAAAAAGTAAAAGTATTGCAAAAGTAACATTGCTAAAAAAATCGGCGTAGGCCAATTTGGCATCAACATACGCGCTAGATAATCGTAACTAGCACTAAGACGCATGAGGATTGGGCGAGAGCGACACGAAACACTCGGGTGGATGGTCGTAGACAGTCTTCAGTCGTGTTGGGAAAGCGGATGCTAGTAATACGGGGCTGTCAATAATCAGTCGGTCATACCTTTAAACGCATGAAAGCCAACAACTTTTGACGGCTAACAAACAAACAGTTAAACTTCAGACAATCAAAATATTTAGGAAATAAATATGTCTGAGCCAACAAACAAAATTGCACAAACGCAATCCAAAGCCCCGAAGAAGATTGGGCGACCTTCAAAATACACTCCAGAACTAGCAGCAGAGATATGTGAGCGCCTAAGTAACGGTGAGCCACTAAGGCAGATATGTAGGGATGATCATATGCCTGCATGGACAGCTATATATGCTTGGGCTGCACAAGATAAGGTTCTTTCAGAACGCATCGCGCAGGCGCGAGAGCAAGGCTATGACGCTATAGCTGAGGACTTGTTGTCTATTGCTGATACTCCGCTTTTTGGCGAAGAAGAAACTAGCAGCTCAAATGGCTTGACGATTACCCGCAAGGATATGCTTGGACACCGTAAGTTACAGATTGAGACGCGGTTAAAGCTATTAGCAAAATGGAATCCCAAGAAGTATGGCGACCGCGTTATGCATGCGGGTGACGCTGAGAACCCTGTGGTGATCCAAGACTCGAACCATGAGCTGTTTATGATGATGATGGCTGACTTAGAGGCTGCTCGTCAGAAATGACTCTTGACGACGCGCTAAAAGACCAAAGCCTGCAACAGAAGTTCTTTGAGATGCCGCCTGCGCACAGGGCGGCGATCACTGCAAGGATCAAGTGGCTGAAGGACGCTCACAAGCACCAGGTTCCGCCTGCTGGCGATTGGTACACGATACTGCTGTTGCTGGCTGGTCGTGGAGCTGGCAAGACCCGTAGTGCTGCTGAGTGGGTTTGGTGGCAGGCATGGAGCCAACCCAAGACTAGGTGGCTAGTGTCAGCGCCCACGAGCTCGGATGTGCGTGATGTGTGTTTTGAGGGTGACTCTGGGATCATTAACGTAATGCCGCCTGAGCTAATTGAGAGCTATACCAAGACGCTGCATGAGCTAAAGCTAATTAACGGGTCGCTGATCAAGGGGATCCCTGCTAGTGAGCCTGAGCGCTTTCGAGGCCCTCAGTTTCATGGCGGGTGGCTGGATGAGCTTGCAGCCTGGGAATATCTGGACGAGGGCTTCAACATGCTGATGTTCGGCATGCGCTTAGGTCAGAAGCCGCGCATATTCTGCACGACGACTCCGAAGCCTAAGCCGCTAATATTTGACTTGGTGGACAGGGATGGCGAGGACGTATGCTTTGTGACCGCCACGACGTATGACAACATTGACAACCTAGCGCCCACGTTCAGGGCGCAGATCCTGCAGTACGACGGTACGTCTCTTGGTCGGCAGGAGGTATACGCTGAGCTGATCGATCCGGAAGAGAGCGGTATCATAAAGCGCAATTGGTTCAAGCTGTGGCCAGCAGACCGACCATTGCCTCGGTTTGAGTATGTGATTCAAAGTTACGACGTTGCTACTTCCGACAAGACTCGGAACGATCCGACAGCGTGCGTGACGTTCGGTGTATTCAAGCCCTGCGAAGATAAGGCGATGGCTGTGATGGTGATCGACTGCTGGACTGAGCACCTACAGTATCCAGACCTGCGACCAAGGGTTATCGAGGAAGCAACATCCATTTACGGCGACGAGAACGAGTTTGGTCACGGCAAAAAGGTTGACATGATCTTGATCGAAGACAAGAGCGCAGGCATATCATTGTTGCAAGACCTGCAGAGGGCTGCACTGCCTGTGCGCAGTTACAATCCTGGCATGGCTGACAAGACGCAGCGGTTGAACATTGTGGCTCCGATCATTCAAAAAGGTTTAGTTTATATCCCTGAGTCCAACAACAACCAAGGCATGGTAAGAGACTGGGCTGAGCCGTTGCTTAACCAACTGTGTAGCTTCCCAGAGGTGCGCCATGATGACATGGTGGATGCCACATCGCAGGCACTACGGCTGCTGCGAGATCAAGGTTTACTTGTAGTTGATTATCTATATAATAATGCCGATGATTATGTTGACGAGTCAAAGCCAAGGAGAGTGAATCCTTATGCCGTATGATGAATTAGGCAACTACTACGGTGGTGAAGAGCCTGACTTGGAGCAGATGCGCTATGCGCTTGCTATGCAAAAGTTCCCGCTTAAATCTGACAACCCACAGGTGCGCAACCGCGCAGGTCAGGTGATGCATAACACGAACGACATGATTCCTGGTGCTATTCACGGGTTAGGCAATACAATTGTAGGGGCTGGGCGTGGTTCATTGGCAACCACGCTGGGTGCGCCTGCAGATCTGCTTAACATGGTTGACATTCCAGAGATAATGACTGGGCAGTCTTATCAAATACCTTACGGATCAGAATATTTTAAAGAACATTTACCTTTAGCTCCTACTTCGCATGAGGGAAATATTGCTCAAGAATTAGGTGCATTTATACCTACGCCTGTAAACGCTGGCATACAGGCTGTAAAGACTGGTGTTAAGAAGCTGGCTCCTGAAGTTGGCGCTGCATTCCATCAAGCCTACACAACAGGCGAAGGCCCATTGGGCAAAATAGTAACGTCTGGCGGTACTAATGCTATGCATATAACACCTAAAGGTAAAACGTCAAAGGCTAAAAAAATCGAAGCCGAGGCC